CTCATTCCAAACCACAGAATTGTGTCTTCGGTGTGGAACAAATAGGCCCGGAACTCAGCCGTGGCGCGTGTTGTCCCACATGAACAACGTCCATGCGGTAGGCCATTAAAATGGCTGAGTCATAGTTTTTACAAAATTTAAAACCGGTCCGTAACCGGAGGTGTGTAAACACCCGAATAGGAATTGCGTAGCTTGGTTCTCTACGTCGATCCTATTTATGGGAATTGCGTGGCTTGGTTCTCCACGTCGATCCCATTTAAGAAAGAAAAGCAACACCAGGAGAATCCGGCTGTGCGGTTTGTGTGCCTTGCAACAGTGCGACTGGAGGTGGTCCAACATATGTCGTGCATCGCGCATCATCACCAGCCGCTCGTCCATATATAATACGAACGGTAGCACCAGTCGTGTTGTTAACACTAAGACGAGCAATATTGGCTATACAATTAGAGCCCGCATTGGGAACTGTACCCAAACCAAACGTAACATTGCCGAACTCACTAACCGGCACCCTAGTTGTACGCTGGTAAGAAGGAACACGAACATGCAACGAATCCTTAATGGTAATAACACGTTGAGCTCCACTCGTACCACGCGTACGGGGATCACCGGGTGAACTAGCTGCTACTCCATTATCGACAGCTATAGCTCCAATATTCATCTCCAAACCATTAGCACCAGGATTAAACATATAAACATGGTGTGTAGTAGATCCAGTAGCAAAAGCGTACATAGCAGCTATTGTGGCACTGCGAGTGAACGCAAACACGGCTGTTGTGCCATTAGGAAATGGCGTAGCCATGGTAAACTTATTGCCCACCCAAAAAGGAAACAGATTTGTATTATTAATAGACAAATTGGCAACATCACCAGTTATATAAGTAGGTAACATCATCAATTGCTTGAAAGAAAGAATACACTCACCAGTGGTGTACTAAGAAACTGGTTCGTGCACTTGCTTAATACCTCCATCTCCCGACTGGTAAAAAGCCACAGCTGTAGAATTAGGGTTAGGTGTGGCCAAGGAAAACATAGGTGGTGCTGGGCAAGAAAACTCAAAATCGTCTTCTGCCTTAACCTCGACCAAATAATCAACTGTCGAGGAAATCTCCCCTGCCGTAATCAAAGGGTCAAGTACAAACATACTAACACCTCCAATACTGCCTTGAACACTCGAAAATGGAGTGGGCGATATATACGGTACCTTCAACTCAAAAGTAGAAGCATCGCGTAAATCGAAGATTTCGCAGTAACTAAAAGGCTGAGGCAAACCACCTAAAACCTCCATGGAAGGAGCAGTCAAACTGAGGACGTTATTAGCAGTGCTATCCTCAAAATAAGGTATAAACCCGGCTATAACTCGTCCACCATGAAACTTAGTCTTAGAAAAAGTAAAACGGAACGTCATAGTGCCCCGCCAATACCTGAAAAAGGAAGCTGTGTAAGCTAATGGTGACATGGCTATGGAATTAGTAGTCGCAGTAGCCCCAGCAGGCAAAGGAAAATTGCCGCCCGGTCTACCAGCGTTAGTCCTAAACCAAAAATTGGTAGGACACACCTGGGTCACATACAATGGGGTACCTGTAACATCTGTATTGGCAAAAGTACCAGAAAATATTTGGCCATATTTGCCAATAACATACTGCAAAGCCATCTCATCAACGTCTGTCCCACCAACAGTCGAATCAACTGCAACGCGATTGCTTTGGAAAGGCGCTAACACAAAACTAGCATCGTCCATATCGACATTACCTTCACCAATAAATGGGGTGGGAAACATACGATTTGGGGGCTCTGTTAAAGGAGGTTTAGCATAGCCAAACACCTTGGCTATGTTTGCACCAACATCCAAAACATTCGACGTTGTGGAACCTATCGAACTGAGAAAAGGGATATAGGAAGAGATGGTCCTAATTTTAGTGGACAATGCTAACACAGTATCACTGCCGCGTACTGTCTCTTCCTCCTTAACAATAGGATTGGCACGCTTGCCAGCCTTACCAGCTTGCGGAATCAAAATGCCAGGTCCGCCTAATGCCGTTGAGCCAACAAGTTCAACATCATGAAGAGACACCATGAGCTTATAAGTGGGTGCATTAACACCAGCTATAACACGGTACGGCATGATGACATTAAGCGCATAAACGCCCATATCACCACCCGTAGAAACCACTGATCCAGCTCCACCAAATATTTGCATAAACTCAAAAGTATACAAAAATGGTACGTCTAAAATGGACATAGTGGTCTCAGCCAAGTCATGTAGGACATGTGGTAAATTGGTTACAAAAGCTGAATTATTACAACGGGGATAAACCGTTAAATCACCATTTTCAACTCCGTATTGAAAGCTGCTCGCTAACAAGCCTTGTTGAAAAGGAGTCGAAGCCACCGTTAAAGTGAACTTCGTCTTGAACCTTATACCTTGGACACCGGCCAACCTAGTCTGTATACCAGGAAACCAAACCTGTAAATTGGTCCAATTTATATACCTTGACAAAACCAACCCCCGAGTGGTAGGCACGCTACCAGACAATATAAGCCGGGGTCGTGCCAAATACTCAAGCAAATCTTGATAAGCTGGAGTTGGCTCTATAAAAGAAGTCTTCTCAGTTATGCCTATGGCAACCGTGGTACATGCCTCATTGGGTATATTGGCAACACCAATAATCTCATCCTTAGGTTCAAGGGAAATGCCTTGAAACTCATCACATCTGAGTTCACTGTCGCGTAACTCGTGCGTATTTTTATCAGTAGTTGTAGCGAGGCATGTACTATGTGGCGTTACCTCAACAGCCACAAAGGGTAATCCTTCTCTGACTCAGTCTGAGTAGTAAGCTAAAGAGCAAGGGAGAAGGTATCCTGACACCATGAACAAGAGGGATTACCACTCATTTACTTGTTCACAGCCGTATATGGCCTTAAAACCAAGCATCAATCCTGGCCTTCATGTATGCCCGGTAGCCGGCACGACTAGTGTAAACACTGTCAGTTCCGCTCTCTCTGAGCAGATCCCTGCCTACCGGAAACCATTTATCCCAGAAATCGACGCTATGAAGAGACAGTTCTCCAAACATGTCCTCCAGAGCTTTCCTCATCTCTCCTGTAACATCACGTGGGTTCCTATAATAATAGGACGTGTACAAGAAACTTGCTGGGTCGAGAGGAGCAACCCAACCACCTGATCCCTCAGCGTCACAAACAAATGTGCGCTTCAGGAAAGTGCAATTGTCCAAGGTGGTGTAAGGAACGAGCTCACCTTGTTTTGAGCCGGGTGTATACTCAAGAGCATACAAATCGCGCATCGCGTCGGCGACGGTAACCTGATTAAAGACGTCGGCTACCTCGTCCGAAACATTCACTATGTTATCATCACCAAAAGTGGCGAGATACACAGAGTTCCACATATCGCGACTGTCACCCGTAAGGTGAATGTAACACCCTGTCAGGGTGATAAGGGAGTATAGGGAGTTGATGATGGTGGTACCTGGATGACCACTTGGCAAGGACTTGTTCCACTGGACGACGTGTTTCTGGTGAACTCCGTCACCAGTCACATGCCGCGAATGAATCAAGTCCATGAAAAGGACAGCACGAATACGGTTGTCCAAAGGCTCGTTACCATACCAACTGTT